GCCACTTTTAGGCAGCTGGGTACTGACCAGACGTTGGAGGTTCACGTCGAGTCGGAAATACCTATGACCGAGAACCTGGCTGTGGCTGCACAGCTGCATGTGCCCCGCGATCAACCGCGGCGCCAGCGGCATCATCCACAAGCCCCCGTCACCGTCAGACGCGGTGATGAGGTCCCAGTGGTGCCCGTCGCATTCCGGACGGGGTATTACGCACCACGCGCATTCGCTTCGTCGATGCGTAATGAAGGGGTGGCGCTCAGCCAACGCCACCTCAAACCTACGCCCGCGCATCCTGAATGGCCAGAGTTCAGAGCGTGGGTACGAGCAAATTGGTCCAAGCTCATGCCACACATGCACAATGTTCAATCTGTGCCGTGGGCTGAGTATCTCTCCAGGACCAACGCTTCGGCCTCTGTTAAGAGGCGCTTAGCGATAATTTACGGGCAGCTGCGGGCAGAGGGTATTGATGAGAACACCAGACTCAACCGTCAGCAACTTTATTCGTGGACCAAGCGTTCTTTCTTTGTGAAGAATGAGAACAATCTACACCAGAGCCGTGGGGGGTTTTGTCCTAAACCTCCCCGCGGCATCCAGTCGGTTCAGCACCTCGAGTTCGTAGTACTCGTTGGGCCCTGGATTATGGCCTGCCAAGATCGCCTCAAGAGAGTGTGGCATGGCAAGCAAACTGGCGTCTGGTTCACGAGTGGTGCAACAGCAGAGGAGACTGGGACTTATGCCGCGGAAGGGAAAGGCCGTGTCTACGGGAATGATGTGTCGTCATACGACGCGTCTATTCACGAGGATGCTTGCCTGATGGAGGAGGAACTCTTCAAGCGCTTCGGCGCTCCCCGCGCGGTATTGGACCTGGTCCATGCGAACATACACACACACGGCCGTTCACATCACGGCTGGCGGTATAAGTGTAAGGGAACCCGGAAGTCTGGGGACCCGTACACAAGCCTGTGTAATTCCATCCTCAATGCGTTGATGCACCAGTGGTGTTTGGCACGAGCGAGCGTTGCTGCTGGGTGGGCAGTTGACGTGAACGCAGCGGTACGTGTGGTGCAAAAGCACTGCCGCATGCTTGTGCAGGGCGATGACAACGCCCTAAGATATCCGGTACAGTGGAATGTCGACTGGGCAGGATGGCTTTTGAGTCTCGGATTCATTGCCAAGCCCAAACTGTACTCGGACTTATTCGACCTCGAGTTCTGTTCCTGTTACCTTACCAAGACCAGCTTAGGCTGGGTATTCGTGCCCAAGCCGGGCCGGGTTCTTGCGAAACTGGGGTACATCGTCAGCATGCCTTCGGGCGTGACGGGACCAGAGCTAGCGCGCGGGATCGCGCTTAGTATGGCGCCGGCTGCAGCAGCTATTCCACCGCTGCAAGCCGTTTGTGCCAGAATCGAGGTGTTGACGCGCGGCCACAAGGCTGTGGTGCCGCGAAAGTATATGGAGCACAAGCTGAAGTACAGAGCAGG